CTTTCTGTTTGTACGTTTTCTTCTTCTACTATTTCTGTTTGACCTAGTATACCTGTTCCTTGGTGTATAGTGTGAAAACCAAAGCTATTTGTCCATACTGTATCTGTTATAAAGTTTGGATTATAATCTGGTGAATTAGGATCTAATACTGCTTGTGGATAAGGGTTAGTCGAATCATTTTCAGGAGGACATACATTATAATCCATAGTTCCAAGAAGCAGATATGTCATTGATATATAAGCGCCGCTTCCTGGTTGCATTCTACCTTGAAAAGCTATAGTTCCATCTGGAAAAACCCAATAAACTGGGCCTCTTGCAGTCTCTTGATAACCACCGTTTAAATATTCTGTACCAAAAGCACCTGGTATTTGAACTATCGACGCAGTATAAAAGTTAGGACCTATTAAATCAGCAAAAGTATCTTCATACCATACTTGAAAAGGAGGTTTTGGCAGCATCACAGTAGTTCCACCAGTAATAGGATTTGGAACAATAGGGTTTTGTGATTGATAACTTCCAGATGTTCCGTCAGGCCACATAGCATCTACAATGTTTTGTGGTATATTAAACGGAGCTTCTAAAGCTTCTTCAGGCGTTAAAACGTTTCTACAAGCTGTTCTTAAAGTACACTCACCTTCTAGCGATTGGCATTGTATTTTTATTTCATTTGACTCTGGCTCAGGATCTTCTACAACTATAACTGGAGGCTGCTCAACAGTATTTGTTGTTAACTCAAAAGAACATCTATCTGTTATAGACATTCTAAGCGTAGGTGGAGTTAATGGATCTCTTTTCTTTACAGTTATATAATCTTCTTCAACGTATTGTGGTTCTTCGTTAAAAATAGTACCACCATTAGCAATTGGAACAGTAGGAAATATATAGTCAGCTCTTTTAACTTCTAGACCTGCTAAATCACCTGCGCCTGCAAAACTACCATCATCTCTTCTTGATACAACTCTAGTAGAGTATCTTGCATTGTTAGCTAGTCCAACTATAGCAAAAGTGTTAGCTCCAGTTCCTAAATAAGATCTTTTTATATTTACTTTTTTAGGTTCTGTATAGTCATCTGTCCACATTATAAAATCGTCGACAATATTTATACCTGTTATTAGCCTATTTTCACTGTAGTTTAAAACTCTTGGAGCAAAAAAGTAAGCGTAGTCTCCAACATTTAAACCTGTTACATCAGCAAAAGGTGCTATAACAACTTGATTATTTGTTACAACGCCTGTGTTTGTATTAGTTACACTAGTTACAAGTCCGCTAGTATTACCAGGCAAACCTACTTTCATACCAGGCTTAATACCTTCATTGTCTGAAAGTGTAATTACAGAACCTATTTCGTTACCGTCATTTCCAATTAAACCTTGTTGTACGTTTATTATTTCTTTAGTGGCTTGATATATATCTACAAATACATAAGTAAGTTGACCTGAGTCTACGTCGTACTTAATAATATAGTCTTTGTTATAAAGCTCTTCTTGAGCATCTTGCATTTGGTTTCTCTTGCCTGCTACTAAATAGTATATACAGTTTTCTTCACCATTTGTTATTGATCCAACAACATAACCGCCTTTAGCGTCACTGTCTAAAGTTACATTTGTATTTCCTAATAGATTTTCTAAAGCACCTACATTACTACCTTCAGACGTAGATACTTCTATATTCATGGCATCTACATACTGACCTTTTGGAACAAGCCTTTCATCAAGGTCTTTGTTCATTTTACCTTGTGCAAAATTTCTATTGAACTCTGGCATACTTAACGTTTAATCCATTGCGCTTTGTTTCTCATTATCTGAGCAAACTCTTGCGACTTAAAGTTAGACAATCTTATTTTTGCTTTTCTTGTTTCAGCAAACCTTTCTTTTTTCAACATTTGAATTGTTGCAGGGCTGTAGTTAGATCCTGTTGAAGCTATAGAGTAAGCTACATGTTTATAAAAAGCTTCTTCAGCAAACTTATGTATCATCATGTTTCCACTGGCGTCTATGCCATCTGATAAGTAATCTAATACTACTGTTTTACCTATTAAGCTTGGATTAAAAAATATACAACCATTTTTATAATCCATAAAGTAAGAGCCATTTACTTGAGCGTGCTCTGGAACTATACCATATCTTTGACCTAGTGATACATTGCCATACGAGTGATCATAGTCTTGATCTACAACTAATGGCTCGCCAAAGTCGCCTGTCATAAACTCTTGTTGAGTAACGCCACCGTAGCTTCCAGCAACACTACCATCGTCGTTAATTTGCCAGTAGTCTTGTCCAGTCTCTGTAACGTTTACTATCTCATAAGTATTTTCTATTATTTCTTGCTCTACACTTCCGGCAACAAAATCGTTTAAGTCTTGCTGAAATCCAGTTATTGTTAAAGCGCCTCCATCTACATTAGTTCCAAAACCAAATTGATCTAGTCCACCGTACTCAGGATTCATAGCGTTCCAATATGGATTTGGATTTGGATTAGCTACGTCATAACCACCTAATGGAGGGTTAGCTTCTAATATACTTAAAGACACGTCAGCTCCACCAGCAACATTGTGAGGAGACGCATCAAAAGTTGGGGCTGTGCCATTTTGCCAAGTTCCATCAAGCACGTCTTGATTACCACTACTAATAGCAGCTAAAGCATGTGGGATAAATTGTGTTCTTTGGTTACCTAGTGTTGTTACTCCACCTTCAACTTTTTCTCTTGGATAAAGAAACGCATTAAAACTTCCAGTGTGATTATTGTAGTTTGCTTTATACTCTTCATAGTCTTGTTTCCAAACACTAGTTGGTTGGTCAAAAGCGTTATTATTATTTATAAAGCTTAAATGGTTTTGATTTGTATGAGAAAAAGAAACATTAGTGTTTGCGCCGCTGCTACCTTCTCCGTGGTAAGCTGGGTGCGATTCGTCTGCAAAAATTATTACTAACACATTGTCGTTAGAAGCTGCCTGTGGAGGAGCTCCTTTTAGTGTAACATTACCTAAACCAGAGGCAGCAATAATAGCTCCAACTTCTACACCTATACCACTACCAAGTGGGTTAGCAACATCGTAAAATTGATTACCGCCTGTTAGATTTCCAGCTTGAGCAGACCAATAACTAATTGACATGGCAAGACTACCACTACCTATAGTGTTCTGTTGATTAGCATGGTCAGGGTGGCCAGCTGTTACTAATGGATATGCGTACAAAGGATCGTTAGCTACTTGATCAGTAAAACTATTGTTAGTGTTGTTAGTTTTAATTTGTCTATTGTTAAACTGACCTGTCATTGGAACTGAAGCCCAGTCTAACCATCTTTCACCAGCGACAGAAACGTGATATACGTTGTGACCAGGTTGTGCGCTATCTTCTTGTCTGGTAAATCCAGATATTCCATCAAGCCACTGTGTAACAGCTTGGTAAGATGTTTCAACTTGCTCTAAACCCATTGAAGTTCCATCGTAAAATATATAAACCTTAGTATCTGAGGGTATTTCGTTTTCTATTATTTCTGTTTCTGTTATTGTTTCAGTTGTAACAGTTTGCTCAAATGGCTCGTCAGTTACTGTTGGTCTAAAAGGATTTTGAGTATGTCTAGTAGGATATAAAGGTCTTTTTACACCACCAGGACTACTCCAATAAACATTTGTATATCCTACAAAGTTATGAGGAAAAACTGTTTTTGCACTATTAGGCACATCAAACTCCCAAGTTTCTTTTGATCTAAGAGTATCGTAGCTTAATTCTTGAGCAGCTCTTCTAGCAAAAAATGCTATATCTTCTTTATTAGCTTTAGGTATTATTTTATTTTCACCAACATAGTAAGCTATAAATGTATTTATTAATTCATCTAGCTCTTGATATTGATAACCTCCGTGAGTGCTTCCGTTGTAATAATCAGCCTCGCTATTTACATCCCAATAACCTGTACTCATTATGATTTACGTTTATTTTCAGCTTCTACCTTTTCACCTTTACCGTAACTAGATAGACCTGGCTTATTAATAATTATACCAGCTAATTCTAATATTTTATAAACTAAAGATGTTTCTTCAGCTGGATGCAGTTCAAAGTTTGATGCACCGTTAGCGTTATATAAAGCTTTTTCATTAACAACTACATAATCCCACTCTACTCTGTTTGGCTTTCTGATGTAGTCACATCTTATATTGTTAAAAATATTAGCAAAACCACCCGCTGCGTTTAAGTGAAACACTTGTATAGCGTTGTTTTGTCTAATGTAAGCTGGGTGCTCTAGCAGAGGTTGACCACCAAAAACACTTTTTTTCATTAAGTGTAATTTTTTAGGAGTAACTTGTGAGCATATATTTTCGTTATGTCGTACTTCTTCAAGTCTAAACATATCACTAGTACCAGCTGGATAACCAACTGTAGAATCTATAGGTAATAAAACATCATTACCACTAGTCACTGTTAAAGGAAAGTTGTAAACTTGAAATATACTGATCTTGTCTTCAATGTCATCTACTGAATCTCCAGCAGCTGAATCGTTGCCAGGGTTTCTATGAAATTGATTTAGATCATAAAAGTATTGCTCAAAAATTTGAATTTGAGCTTGATTAGCTAGTAAGTTAAACTCTTGCGGAGTTATGTAGCCTCTTTGTTCTTTATTTGCTAATGCTAGTACACGTTGATATACCGTATCTATACTTACCATTTAATTATCTTTTATAGTTAAGTAACCACCCCGAAGAGTGGTTACTCTTCTATAAAGTAATTACACGTTTAGTCTCTTTTCTATATTGTTATAGACTTCTAGACCTTCGTCTGTTTTGAACCATTGAGCTAACGCTGAATATGGATGCTCGTCAAAAGGAACTGTCATAAGTTTTCTACCAGTAGAACCCCAAGTAAACGTTCTTTGATCAGAGCTTAACTGTATAAGCCCATCTTCAACAGCTACTATACCAAAGTTTCTAAGCTCTACATTTTCGTCATTAACTAAATCTAAGAACAAAATAGGATTTTTTCTTGCGAATATCAAGCAATCTCTTTTTAACTCCTTAGAGCTCATCGTAGATACCTTAGAGCCTAATTCTACTCGCATGATAGCTTCCATCTTTGTAATATCTAACGTTCTAGCTAATACTAAAGCGTCAGCTTCTAATTCTAAAAAGTCTAACTCTGTAGCCGCTTGCTCAACAGGTTTCCACTCCTCGTATATGTGGTTTACCATAGGGTGATATAACGACAAAAGCTTTTGAAGTGTAGTTTTATTTTTAGGAACTGTTAAAGCCCCGTTTCTAAACACTATATGTTCTAATCTTTGATCTCCTTTCATTTCATCTACAAATGGAGTGCTTTGATTTGAACAGTATTTTAACTCTCTTTCGTACCCTTTTTCTTCGTCAAAGTAATATATACCTGAAGATCTTATAGAATAACTTATAGGACTTTTGTTTCCTTTTAAGTAATAAGTTCTATCTTTTATTTCCCAGTGTGTTTTTTTATCAACTGGTTTAGTAGTTGGTTTTTCAATAACCACTTCTACCATTTCATTTGTAGCTTCTATTTTTGGTTCAGCTACTTTTTTAGTTGTTTGTTTTTTTGCCATGATATAATATAATAAAAAATTAAAAAAGATCGGGGCCGAAGCCCCGACCTAATATGATTACTTCAATAACATGAAGTTGTTAGCACCTTGAGTAACTAAACATCTTTCAGATAAGAAGTGAACTTGCATTGCATCAATTGAGTCAGTGATGTTTCCACCTACAGAACCAGTGATAAATGATTTCATTTTTCTATCTTCCATTTGTGAAGCACGGTAACGTACATGTAAGAATGGACGCTTAAGGTTTTTACCTAAAGACTGATCATAAACAGTTGATACACCAGCAGGAATAATAACTCCACGGATAGCACCAGCTACGTCTCTGTCGTTAATGCTACCACGAGTAGCTTTGTCGTTTAAGTAACGGAAGTCAGACTTATAGAAGTCGTAAGATCCTCTACGGAAACCAGAGAAGCCTAAGTTTAACGCCATATCTTCAGAGTTGTTGAATACACCAAAAGATGTACCACCAGCTCCGTAAGAGTTCATAGAAGCTAACATATCATCAAAAGCAAGAGCAGTAGCTCTGTTTACAAATAACATGTTTTCTTCAATAGCACCCTGACGATCAAACTCAGATAAGATTAAGTCAAATTCAGCTAAATCAACTGGACCACTAATACCAGTTACACCAGTAGTAATGTTACCTCTAGTTTCAATAGCATCAAATAAACCTTGCGTACCAGTTAATCTTTCAGCAGCAACGCCAATTGCACCGATACCTAAACCAGACTCAACTTGGTCAACCGCTTGGTTACCTTGAATAGACTCTAACATAGACATTTCTAAGTAATCAGCAAAACGTGAACGTGTGTCACCTTCAGCTTTCAAATACCAGTAGTAGCCATTTTGTCCGTCTTCACCAGTAACTTCTACCCAACCAATTTGAGACGCATCAGATCCAGAGATCTCGTAGTAGTCTTTTAAAATAATTGGCTTGTTAGTGAAAGTTTGGAAAGATGGAGCGTTAGCAGATCCACGACCAGAAGATCCTTTTGAAAATTCAGATCCATATACTAATACTGTCATCGCAACACCATCAGCACCTAAGCTAGATAAATCAGCTAAACCAAAAGCAGAAACTTCAACAGTGTTTGCTCCAGCGTCTACAGCGTGAACAAAACATCTTGCAGTTCCAGCAGCAGTAGAAACTAACAATAAATCGTTAACTCTAATACCGTGAGTACCTGCAGCAACAGCAGTTCCGTCAATATCGTTAGCGATAGTGATTTCTGCAGGAGCAGCATTAGTACCACCGTGACCAGTAACATCAGATATAGTACCAGTGTAAGATAAGTGTAAGCGTCCCATCTCTGACCAAATAACTTGATCAGAAGACATAGCTTCTTCTGCACCAACTTGAGAAAGGAAACCAGAGATTGTTCTTGAACCGAACACTTCAGCTTCACCTTCCATTAAGTCCGGCAGGTATTGTTGTGCCCAACCAGCAGTGTTGGCACTTGTAAAATCGATGTAGTTTGTAACTAGTGTTTGTTGCGTTGCAGCAGCCACAGAGTTTAAACTACCTCCAGGAATTAAAGGCATAATTCTAAAATTTAAAGGTTAATTATTTTTTTATTTTAAACTTAAAATCTGATTTAGAGTCACCACTTAAAATTCTAAACTTTGTTCCGCCAACTTCAACATCTTTGTTTGTTTGTCTAGTGCCCATTGAAATGTTTTTAGACTTTTCAATAGATTCTTTTAAACCGTCAGCTTTACCTTGCTCGTAGAAATGTTTTGCTACAGCGTCAGCATTCATAGCGGTGTACAAGCCTTTGTGGTAACCAGCAGCGTCTTCCATTACACCATCTTTATTCAAAAACTTTTTGACAAAGTTGTTAATGTCACTTTGATTACTTTTAACTGAGTCAGCGTCTTTAACTCCAAACCTAAATCTTTTTTCACCTAAATTAAATTCAAAACCCTTGAACTCTTGCGAAAATAAACTTTCAGTTTTGTTATCAAACGCTTCCTTAGCTTGATTAAACTTGTTTTGTCTTTCCTCAGACTCTTTGTTATATCGATTAAAGAAGTCTACAGCTTTTTGCTGTTCTGCAGTTAGCTTTGAGCCTGCTTTAATCTCTTCGTAATATTTAGACTTTTGCCCGTCTAAGTAGGCTTTAGCCTCTGCAACTTGCTCTTTTAAGGCTATTTTCTTTTTTCTAATATCTTTTTCTTCGTCAACCTCTTCGTCATACTTGAAGCTTTCATCCATTAAGAATTGTCTTTCTTCAGCATCTAAATGAGGCTTTGTTTGTTTATAATACTCGTTAAGAGCTGTTAGATTATCCATCTTACTAAAGTCTTGGTTTAATCTAACGTAGTCATTAATATCACCACCTGTTTCTTCAATAAACTTAACTAGCTTATCTACGTTTTCTGGCATTGATACTTTTTCAACTTCAGCTACTTTCTTTTCAGCGGGTGTCTCATCTTGAACGTTGTCGGTACTTTCTCCGGTAATTTCTTCAATTGTTGTTTCGACGTTTTCTTGCTGAACTTCTTCGCTAACTTCGGGTTCGTCGCGTACAGGAACCTCATCTGTGCTTTGCTCTGAAACGGCATCTTCTTCTTTTTTACTTAAATCTATTTTGACAACATCTTCTGTAGTTTTGTTAAGTTTTTTCATTTTAACTTTTAAACCTTCGACCTTGTCGTCTACTATAGGCTCTTCTTTTTGAACAACCTCTTCAACTAAGTTTTCTTTTTTTTCTTCTTCCATAATATAAAATATAATAATTAAAACTCATTCATATTCAAACCAGTCCCTAATTCATCATTACCTGCTGACTCGAATTTTTTACTCGCTGTCTCTTGTCTTTTATCTTCTATTAAGTTTTTAGACTCAGACTCTAAAGCTTTGATCTTCATGTTATACTGAAACTCTAACTCCATAAGCTCTTTTTTAATTTTAGCTTCTTGCTCTAGGTTTTTAGCTTTAAATTCTGCTTTTGCTTGCTCTAGCTGTATGTTGCTTTGTGTTAAAGCTTGTTGCTTTTGTGTTTCAGCTTGCGCTTGAGCTTGAGCGGTTTGTTGTTGCGCTTGTTGCTGCGCTTGTATGTTTTGTTGCTGCTTAGCTTGATCGTCTGCTACTTTTTTCTTTTCTTTTATTTTAAGCATTTGGTTAGCAAGCTTAATATTGTTTATGCTTCTTAAATCTATAGCATCAGACAAGTTTATTAACTTTTGTTGTAAAGCCATCTGAATATTATTTTCAAGCATTTGCTTTTCTTCTTCATCTGGAGCTAGCTCTATAAATATACCAAAATCATATAAATGTAGCTCTGACATTTCTTCTAGCGTAGCTACATTGTGTGTGCCTATTTGCTGTAAAAAAGCATCTCTTGTTGGCGAATACTCTATAACGTCAGATATACGTAGCGATATTTGCTCAGCTGCATCTGCAGTTAAATACAAACCAGCTTGAAGTATATGTCTTGTTGCTGTATTGCTATTAGCAGCGGCTAGTTTTTGTACTCCAACCAAAGCGTGTCTGTCAGGTGTACTACCATCACTAGCTTCATTGAGACCGGTCACGTCACGTATCATTTGCAAATAGTAATTGTAATTACCAATTAACGTTTGTATTTTACCGCCACCATTACCGCTAGCTATTTCTTGTATAGGTATTTTACCAGGATTTGGATCACCGTCCATTGTGTATGATCTACCAATAATACTACCAGTTTGGAAAAACATGTTTAAAGCTTCTTGCGGATTATAATTTGTACCGTTACCAAGATCAACTTCAGCTAAACCATCAGCGTCTAAATAAACACCATCAGGCACCATACGAGCTAACACTTGTTGTATTTTTAAATGTGTCAACTGTATCATATCTGCAAAACCAGTAATACGACTTACTAAGCTTTCTATTCTACCTTGATACATACGTGGAGCAACAATAGAATAATTTGTTTTAACTTTAGTCATATCGCTTTTTGGTCGCATCATATTTTCTGCTAGCTGCCAGTTTAAAAGCTTTTCAGATCCTAACACTTTAGCTCCTTCAAATAAAACCTCTACTTGTCTAGAAACTCTAGCGTACCCACCTTGCATATCAGCTGGAGGATTAAACGTATCGTCTTTTTCTATAAGTCTTTCACCGCCTGTTGCAGTTTCTTTTAACTTGTAAACCTCGTTCATATATGTTTTATAATTAAAATATAAAACATCTATTTGGTTTAAGTCTTTAGATTTTCTAGCTCTATTGTATTCAAACTTTGAAGAGTTAGCAGCTTCTTGTATTTCTTTTAAATCTGCTTCTGATAAATGAGGAAACTCTCTTACAAGTTCGTTTATTGGTATTGTTTTTACTTCACCTACATAATATACGTCGTCAAAATAAGGTGATTCACTATAAGAATAAACAAGCATATCAGGATCAACATACTGTACTTTGACACCTGATGATTCATCAAAAGTAGTTTTTACAGCTGCTATACCTAAAACAGCTAGATCATAGTATACTCTTTTTCTTATTAAGTCATAGTTGCTACCTTTTAACAAAACGTTTATAGCCTGCTCTTCAGCTAGTTCAGTTGCTTGCTTATATGTAAGCTGCATGTGAAGTTCTAGTTCTTCCTCTGTTTCAGGTAAAGTATCAGGATCGTTTTCTCTCATGTCCATGTTAAAGTTCTTTTGAACCTCAGCGTCAAACTCTTTTGCCTTCATGTCTCTAAGCATACTTTCCATATACTCAGTTCTTTTAGCAACTCCAAAAGGATCTTGAGAATAAACTTTAATATCGTAGTTTCTTTCAGACATACCGTTAACTACAATATCTACAAACTTAGGTATAATTGGAACTGGCTTCCAGTCTAAGTTTAAGTAGCTCAAGTCACCATTTATTGATAACTCGTCTTTATATTTTTGAACAGACTGTTCGCCTCTAGCGTAAAGTCTTAATCTGTGAAAATCATTTCTGTTAGCGTAAAATCTAGAGCCAGCCCTGTGGTGCTCTCCTCTTTCGCTTCTGTCAAACCATTCGTGTTCTATGGCTTTTGCTATTTCTAAACCGTAATCATAGCTTAACTTTTCTGCATCAGGTACTACCTGACTTGGAAAACTAGTGTTAGATGAATAACTCATATTTAATTTTTAATTATTCTTGATGTTGTTCCGTGGTTAGAATACTTTGCAAAATTAACATTCAAAGCAGTTCTTTGTCTTTCTTTATTTGGTCTATATAAGTGCCTGTTGCAAGCCATTATAGCTAATCCAGAACTAATAGCCGCATCAAACTTAGTACGTCTATTTATATCAAACTTAGCCCAATCATTTAAAGTTTCTGTAAAATACATTGACCCGTAGCTACCGTCTTGAAGTAATCCAACGTGATCGTTAATATACATTTCAATAGCAGCAGCATGAGCTTGTTTAATATCTTCACTAGAGTTTGGTATACCTCCAACTTCTTTTTCAGTTACAGATAATTTATTCCAAATCTTGTCTGGTCTGTTCATACTAAAACCTCTGTAGCCTCTACGCCTTAAATAGTATAGTAATCTTGGTTTGTTGTTTTCTGCAAGTAGTGGCATACCGTAAAATACAAGAGCCATCAATACATCTTCAAAAAACATTTCTGCGGTTTGTGGTCTAGCTATATATTCTAAAAAGAACGTATTAGCTGGAGCATCTTCCATTGAAAACTTTGTTAGTCCATGAAGAGATCCGTTGGATCCTCTACCATCAACAGTACCGCTAATATCATAGCTGTCGCAGCCAAAAGCGCCCATGTGTTCGTTTCCAGGATATTTAACTCCATTTTTAGTTATTACATTATTTTGTAAATTTGCACCTGGAAACCAACTTATTTTAAATCTACCGTTAGGATCTGGGTTAAAACTTACTATTGTGTCTTTTACTCCATTAAGCCATTGAAAGTTTCCAGTATTTAAAACACCTTGTCTACCTAAACCTTCATTGTAATCTATTTGTTCGTATAATTTAACTAAGTTAAATATACTATTTTTTGTTTCATCTCTAAAAGCGTGCTCTTCGGTTCTTGGAAACTGTCGATAAAATTCGTTTAAAGCGTCTTGATCAGACTTTAAACCTTCAGCCTCGTTTTCCCAATGTGATACAACACCTATATCTATTAGTTCTCCGTGAGGTCCATAACAGTCTTGTCTTGGAGTATCAAACACGGGTCGTCCATACTCGTCAATAAATCCTTCATAGTTCCATTCCATTGGGATAAACAGAGAATATAAACCAGAGCGTGTTTGACCATTTCTATTTCTTTGTGTTACATCACTATTGTAATACAACTTTTTAAAGTTATCACCACCTTTATCTAATGAGTTGCTAGTTGAACCCATCATACACTTACCTATAATTCTACTACCTAAACGTAAACAAGTTTTTGTTACACGCCAGTTATTTAGAATATTATCAGGCCTTTCCCATTTACCACTTTCATCATGCACTAACAGGTTAAGTTTTTCACCGTCATAACTGTTATCGCCTGTATTTTTCCAATCAATAGTAGTGTCAAGTCCAACCAGCTCTTCTTGCTTTTCGTTCGCAGTAATTTTTCTACGCGTAAACTTACTTGCAGGAACCCTATAAGCAAGCTCACTCTTAGGTCTGTCCATACCGTCTTGAATGGGTTTGAAGAAGAAAGGATAGTTAATAGATATTGGTACAACCTTATCGGTAAACATTTTCTTTGCATCAGCTCCACTTTTTGATAGTATTCCATATCTAGCATCACTCGATATTGTAGCTAAGTTAACAGTCTCAGCTGAGCTCATAAACGAAAAACCACTACGTCTATTTTTTAAGTAGCACATGCCATAGCATCTATCGTCTGCCTTGCAAGCTTCCCAGAATATAAAGAATAATCTATTTGCTTCACGAAAGTCTGGTGCGCCTACATCAATTTTACTCCATTGAAGATACATATAATGACTACCTGTTATGTAAGTAGGTTCGTCGTTGTTACTAAACCAAAAGCCTTGTTCTCTTCTATCAAACTCTACGTCAATAAAATCGTACCATTGATCTTTTGCTTCTTCAGGATAATCTCTCCAGTCAAAAACATTTTTTAACTTGTCAAGTTCTTTTGGGTAATCTAGCTTTTCCCATTTGTTGCTTTTGCTTTTATATATATTGCTAGGCTCTTTAGGTAACGCTATACGTAATCCTTGTATCTCTATAATTTTACCTATAGTTCCATTTTTAGAAATAACAACAATATCATGTTCTTTGTTATGGCCATAAGCCCACTTCTTAGACCTGTTAAGTCTTTTTATAGTGTTGATTTTTACTGGCTCAACAACTTTATATAATGTTTGTTCGTAATTCATTTCGATCTGCCTTCCGCGAAACCTTTAAATACTCTTTCTTTTTTCTCTTCAGATGTCTTTCCTTCCAAAATATTTTCTTCTTCTTGTATACGGTTGAGTATCTCGAACGCATCGAATATAGCTAGCTTTTTTGTAGCTGCAGCATTTTTCAGTCTGTCAGCAGAAATATCATCATCGCTATCAACAATAGCTTCTTTAGCAACTTTGATTAACTCTTCAACTGCTTTGTGCCCAGCTTGGATTATACGTTTTTTCGTTTCCTTTATATTCATATTTAATTGTAATAAATTTAGAATATACTCTGTATAATCTTTCACCATCAACAACAAACTCATACTCTGAGCTTGGCATAAAGCCAACTAAGTCACCTATGTTAAAAGATCCATCTGTATATTTTATTATTCCTTTTAGCTTTTGCTCTTTGTCTACAGTCATATCTTTGTTTTCAACAGGACTAACCCAACAAAAGCCAGGCATAGATTGCCAAGGTTTATTTATTTTTCTATATAAAAATATTTGATCTTCACCTACTATATAAGTGTTTTCATCAAAAAAGCTTTTACTGTTTTTTTCTTCACCTCTTATGTTATGCCATCTTCTAAATATATTGTGATGAACTATAACCTCGTCTTGTGGAGAAATATTAGTAGAACCTACTATAGGTGTAGATATAACACTAGCTTTACGATTAACATATTCGTGATTGTAAACCTCAGTATTCAATATTAACTCTTTGTCTTCTACGCTAGAAGTATTGTTGTATCTTTTACCTTTTGGCGATATAACAAAACAATAAGGACTTTTCATTAATATTCTAGGTTATACTCTACTGATATAGCCATATTTTTATTGAAGTCTTTCCAAGGTATTACGTCTTTATTTTTTCTAATGTATATAGAGTATTTTTCTTCTTCTTCAATAATATCGCAGATAGTATGCCCTCCGTAAACCTCTTGGCCTACGGAGTAATGCATAGCATCTATTTTGTAATCTTTACCTATCGTTATCTTTCTTATCAGCTTCGTCTGTATCATTATATACAATTTTACCATCGGTAATACTGACGTTATCAGTACCGTAGTCGTTATTAAATTCTTTTTGAAGTTCTGTGATTAGCGCCTGCATTTGAGTTACTGCATGCATCGCTTCATGTTTTCTAAGCTCTAAAGCACCAATATCGCTTTGAGCCATATTAATTCCTTTAACAGCTTTTTGTAGTCTTTCTAATTGTTCTTTAGAAATAGTTTCAGGTCTAAGGTCTTTCACCTTAGGAGTTTTTCTCTTTGCCATAATTTAAAATTTAATATTATACAATTTTTATTGCCGCTACCTTCATAGATGTTGGCGTTGCGCTATATGTTATGTTGCAATGACCATCTCCATCGTTATATGCTTTTACTGGAAATGGACCAACAACAGTTCTGCTACCTGCTGCGCAAGCTTTAGCAGCAAAACTTTTAGTTAGTGTACCGTACTGAGGATCTTCTACAGAAGTGTCTTGTACAGTTATTGTTATATTGTAGTTATTACTACCGTGATCATTAACGAACAACAAGAACTCGTTTCCGCTATTATCAAACTCATCACCACCACCGGCGCAAGTAGACATTGTAAGTGTAGTTCCTGCTTCTGTTAAATCTTGTACTGTTAGTTCTGCCATTGTTATTTAATTTAGAGTGCTACAAAGCTAATATCACCTGATAAATCAGCACTGTTTCTCATGTAATCAGCTGTGTTGTGATTTAATGGATAATATAATACAGGCCCAGCGTTAAGATCAGTGCTGCTAAAAGCACTTGATGCTGACAACGTTCTAACGTCAACAAAGTTTCCACTATTATATAAAGTAGTAGCATCTTTTTGAGATAACTCACCTTTAAATATAGCAAAATCTCTTATACGCATAGACACTAATCCAAGATTATAATCTACTGTGCCGCTCTGATAGTTTGATGTTCTAAGCCTATAAGTTCCTATACCAAGAAAGTTAACAGCGTCAGCCACTACTTCGGGCTCATCGTCTCCTTGACCAAGATCTATATTCATGCCTAAGTCCTGCGCGTTCCAATAAACATCCCAAGCAGCGCCACCTGTTTGCTCACCTCTAGTGAAAACTAGATGAACATAGCCTTCGCTGTTAGTATTACCAGGATTTGCTTCGTCCCAAAGACTGCTAACATTATTACTACTAGACCCTGTCCCTGTTATACTGTTAACGTCATGCATAGCTCTTTGAGATGCCGCTCTATCATCGCCATCATCTACAATAACTGACATTCTATTTCTAAAGCTACTACCACTTCTAAAATTTAAGTAAGCAATAATAGCTCTTTCTTGTCCACCTGTACCGTCTGCATTACCAGGTGCGTTAAACTGAAAAAAAGGTAATACTCGATCTCCGTTTGACCAATTGCCGTTTGTCGTGCCTCCTGTATGGCTCCACGTAGGCTTAATCCACATTGAAAAACCTATTTTATCACCAAAATCGCTCCCTTGTGTAGTTAGTAAATCTTGAATTGAAACACCACTAGCTAGATGACCTAATTCTTGAAGATTTCCATCAGCGGCTAGCTGTAATCCTTTTTCAAAGTTATAACCAGTTGCACTAGCGTGATCTGAGTACGATCCGTCAAAAGTATGGCCGTTTGTCTGGCAAGCATGAGTAGCCGCCCATTTGTACCTTTTAAAGTCAGGCTTTTTATTTAAAGAAGATAAGCCTAATCCCATTATTTACCAAAATAACAGATTACACCTCCATCAGCGTCTGCAGCTGGAGTAACTTTTGTCCATCTTCCATATATTGTTATACCTCCAGGAAAAGTAACTCCTGTGGTAGTTGTTCCGCCTACACCGTGATATTCGTCTAAAAAATATAGAGTGTTACTACCGTCTAAACTACTAGCATCAAATACAGACCCATCGAGATTTTCTATAGTCAAACTTGCGCCATCAATATCTTTAACAACTAATCCTTTTCTATTTGGACCTCTGTAAACAGGATCTACATTGCCAGCGCCTGTGTCTATTGTCATACCTGCATTTATAGTATCACCATCTGCACCTATAATAATAAATTGACCTTTTTTAATTAAAGAGTTTGCAGCTGTCAAAACAACTACACCAGCTGTAGAGCCAGCAGCGTTGCACGCGGCTTCAGTTACACCTAAGTAATTAGCGGCTGTAGCTTCAGTAGCGTCTGTTCCTGGAAACTGAGGGCCAAATGAGTTTAAAGTTTCTGTGATCATTTCTGTTGGCGAGTTGTCAGCTAAAAACTGAATAGCAACTATAACATGGCCTTTTGGAGGATATACCGGTTTAGCAAAATTAGTGAACACGCTGCCAAGCTGTCCAAAGTCATAACCAACACCTGTTGAATTTTGTCCCATTTTATTTTTCTTTTATTTGTTCGTTTTTCTTTGAACTTCCACCGAAGAAGAAGTCTATTATTGTATTTACTTTAGCGCTCATAGCGCCAAAAATTGTTGATATAAAGCTTATTTCAAATTCACCTAAGTCTAACGACTTTGTAACAAAATAATTAAACATTACAAATGTAATGCCAAAATAAGCTATAGTAAATAACGTTGCTAATACTTTTTGTATAATAGCATCGTCTTTATACATTTCTCTAGCAGACTTGCGATCTTCAACCTCTTTTGCAAACGCTTCACGCTCTGCATCAAGAAGTAACTTTTTAAGAGCAAGCTTAGCTTCATCGCGCTCCTTGTCTGTAGTAATAACTTTGTCAAGTATGCCCTCTGCATTATCTACTATTTTACCGAATAAACCTCCTACTAAATTGTTTATCATACTACTCGTCTTATAGTTTAACTACGTATTTACCCTTGCTGTCTTGTTTAATAGTAGAGTAGTCTTGTACGCTAAGTTGAGGATAGTTTTGAGGATTTCCACCTTTTTTAGAAAACTTAGATTCAAGCTCATCTTCACTTATATAGCCTCCAACTTTGTTATCGTTAGAAACGTATATTCTGTTTTCAACTGGTCCTTCATCTTTTTTTCTTGGAGGATTTTCACCTTCTATTTTAGGTAGCCCAGCTTTAGAGCCGTAGCCTTGCATTTTATAAGCCATAACTTAATCTTTAAATTCCCACGGTAGGTCAACATCACCTTCTTCATGCCACTCACCTTCGTAAAGTATGTAGCCATCTTTTCTAGGATATTTTGCTCCGTCCCATGTTACTGTTTCATCATCATAGTCAACTCTACCAAGCTTGAAATGTGTCATGTGTTTCATTTCATGAGCTAAAACTCTTCTATACTCTTCAGAATCTTTTTCTATGTTTTCATTTATATATATTACACCTTCTTTGTGACAT